CCCACAGACGCAGGTATTCCAGATAAGGAATAGCCAATCGTTGTGAGTTAAGGTCTTCTGCACTGAACCAAGGTGCTGGGCCTTTAGGAATCGAAGTGTACCAGAGCGGGTCTTTGATGAACCCTTCTCGAAGTTCGATCTGCCATGAGTCAGTCTTGCAGGCATTGCAGCCTACAATAATCATCTTGTTCTTCTTACCGAACGAAGAGTAATTCAGTGACCACCATTCCTCATCAGACCAGTGCGACCATTCGTCAGCAAAGACCACATCTGGCGTCTGTCCGAATGATGATGCCACATCGCTGGTATGACAGATGAACTGCCCTTTAGTGGTAGGATTGAGGAGAGCCTTCTTCTGAATTTCAATGAAATTACCCATCCAAGGGTTGGCATCGACAATCTTAGCTGCTTGCTTGAGAGTCAGTGCAGCTTGATCGAAGTCTTCTGCAACAATCTGACCATCAAGCCGATAGTTACTGAATATCAGTAGCCACAGCAGGTCAAGGGCGATGTCAGATGTCTTAGAGTAACCACGGGAGCGTTGACTATAGAATCGTCTGATCTGTGGTCGCTCTCGCGGTACTGGTTGCTTACCCTTCTGGAACAAAGGCACACCAGCCAGCCACAACATGCAAGGGTTGCGTGCAGTGAAGTCCTGCTGCTGTACAGGTGTCATAACGTCACCAAGCCGAGCACGGTTGATGTTTGTATCAACAATCGTGTCGGCTCGGAATGCGTCTGGCGAACGCCTATAGAGTTCTAGTGTTAGCCTATCTGGATTTGCCATCAAGTCTCCTCTGCTAACGGGTCGTCCAAGTACATATAGTCCGGATAGCCTAGACTACTATCCTCAGTGCCTTCGTATGCTTGAGGGTTGACCACAAGTTCTGGTTCTTCTTGTGCCTGCTCAAACATACTGTAGTCACCTTCTGAGGCTGCTACGAGTGCTGCCGCCTGCTTAGGAGTGACTTCCTTGCGATTGAGTGCCTGTGTGATCTGAGCATCAGACAGTTCGTTAAGGTCTTCCAGGCTTTCGGGTGTGACATGCAGGATGTTAGTAGTAGACTTGTCCACATTGTTCTGAACAAGTTTACGACCAGCAGTTCCTGTGGTCGCCTTTAGCCCTTGTGCTTCAGCAATCGCAGAGGCAGCAGTGATGGCTGTCTTGATGTCACCACGTTCAACAGCCATTGCGTATGCTTGCTCAAGTCTTAGCAGATACAGACCACGATTGATGTTTACGTCTGTCAGTAGCTTAGCATCAGATCGAGCAATGCTTTTCAGGATACGGCTTATCCAACCATTCGCAGTTGCCCTACTTACTCTTGGGCAGTACTCCACAATCAACTTAATGATTGTCTCACGGCGGTAGCACTGGGCTAGACCGTTCTTAACTATTTCTTCAATTTTTTGCCGTTCGTCAGCGGTCTCGGTTCCGGTATAGTCGTCAGGTTCTTTAGTATCAGCCATAGATCAAGGACTCCCCACAAGATTCCCAGTAGATGTCGAAGCCGTTGTCGTCATCCTCACGGAACCTAATGTCCCCATAACCTTTCTGTTCTGATAATTGCCACGTCAGAACAGCCCGGCATAACGAACGACACTCTTCGTCAGTCAGTGTACCAACAATGTCCGAGACTTCACTCTTATCCATTATAGACCAACCTCCTGACACTTAATCCAGACAAACTCTGTCTCACCTGTCTTTGGATCGACACGCCATTCAGCAACACCCACTTCCACTGCTGCTTTTTGCCAATCCGCTCCGCACAGATGGGAGCCAGCAGCACAACCGATTACACCACCGGACACAACCAACAAGATGCAACAGATAACGACAACGACTAATTCTCTTGGCATTAGTTCCTCACCTTCGACAAATGGCTTCCGATGTACCCCTCTGTAAACGAATACAGATGGGACTCCGCTGCTCGTGCTGATCCCACAAACCCAGAATCAAAATGCCAACGATCTGTTGCAGACAGTGATGGCAAGATGCGGACAACAACACCAGCAGTTTCGTAGTAGTTGTAGTGTTCTTTAGCCCGCTGGGTGTGCAGGTGTCCTGTATGAACCTCTCGCGTGATGCTATTAGCCCACTGCTGTGGTGCCTCTGTCGCCATGATAACAGGAGCCTTGTCCAGCTTGGTGAACCTGTGAGAGAAGCACAGCAGGTTCTTGCCCCAGTGGTAGTACTTGCGTGAAATCTCATCGTCATCAATGACAATCCGTGGATCATCTTTGAAGTACTGCTTGACTGCCTTAGCCAGCAAGATGCTAGAGCAGTAGTCATGGTTGCCAGGAACAACCGGAGCATAGACATCAGCGATTGAGATGCAATCCTCAAGACCAGCAATCACAGCAGCCATCGCAATGTCGAAGACGTGGTGGAACCGAGTGTCAGTCGATTCGACAGGCGTCCCGGAAGTAGTAGTCCCCTGCATGTTGTCCGTGTGCAGCAAGTCTGATCCGATTGGGAAGACAATGTGCTTAATACGTGCAGGGTTGAAGAACTTCAAAGCATCATTAACAGCATCTTTGTAAAGTGCCGCAGCAATCTTCGGATCGTAGTCACTTCCGGTCTCGCGGTTGTAGGACAACTTTGCAAAGTGAACATCATGGATCGACACGACCAGCATGCAGTCTGCTGATTCATGTTGTGGCTTGTTGACCACATGGGTGCGTGCCTTCTCCAGCAGCGTAACGAAGTCTTCACTGAGTGTTGTGGTCTGTGGTCGCTTCTTTACCTGAACCGTACCGGTCTTTGACTTCAACCATGCACCGGTAATGTCTCCCAGATCAAAGCCAGCAGCGAGTACAGCAGCATCCAGTTCGTTTGTAGATTGGCTAACCGGTACTTCAGGAGCACTGACCTCATCCTTGTACTGCCGCCTGAATGTGGTCCAAGGAATACCCAATGCCTTTGCGGCTGCTCGCTTGCTTCCGTGCAACACTACAGCTTCGTGAAGTTTCATGTGTTAATCCTGTTTCCTGAATTCCCCAAAGACGCCGCTAGACTTGGCAGGTTTAGTTTCCCATGTCAATCTAGCAGTAACAGACTCACGCCACGCAGCGAACGCCTCGTTACACCTATTCCAAGCATCGATAAACTTCCTGTCCATTACAACGACTGTACCGTTGTCTACAGCGTAGCGGTGGATAGGGACGCTCATTCAGTGACTCCAGTTACGGTTCGTGAGTGGCAGATGAGTTTCAGTTGTCGCTTAGGCGGCTTGCGTTCCGCAATGTAACATGCAGCCCATCGCAGATCGTCTAGCGTACCCTCGTTGAAAACTAGATAGTCGAACAGGTAGTCCGGCAGGTCTTGCTCACTTGCATGCTTGGTAGCTTCCTGAGTATGCTCCCGTCTACTCTCACCTACCATTTTAACAAGTGCAACCTTGTTCTTCAGTTTAGGCTTAGTAAACTCCCAAGCATAGATTGCATCGACTTCATTCTGGAAGCGTACATCACGAATGACGACCTTATCGTGATTGTCTACAAACTTTTCGGCCAACTTAACCCAGCAGTCCTTGCCGTGGATGTCTCTGCCAGCCTCTGTGCCGTACGCCTGCATCAGTCGTCGGACTTCTGGGTTCTTCTTAGCCTCATCCCAACCTTCCGTACTGACCACATCTGAGAGCCTACGTCTACCATCGTCTGTAGGAATCCAAGGATCAAGTGCCAACAGACCTTTACGCAGTGGATCAGCAAAACTGTACGGAGTGTGTTCAGTAAGGAACGAGGCCAGTGTGTCCTTGCCTGTTCCTAATTTTCCATGAATGGCTATTAGATCAATCACAGACTGCATTGTCGATCCTTTCCTTTGCGATTGCAAAATACTTCTCATCCTTCTCAATCCCAATGAAGGAGCGACCAAGACGCTTACATGCTACTCCAGTTGTTCCACTACCCATAGTGAAATCAAGGACTGTATCCCCTTCGTTGGTGTAAGTCTTGATTAGATACTCCATGAGAGTTGTGGGTTTCTGAGTTGGGTGTGTTGCTTTACCTTCTGAGCCAAATTGCAACACAGACTTCGGCCAGTTGGTGTGTGTTTGCCGCCCGCCTTTTGCACAGTCCGAGCGAAAGAAACCACCCGCTCTCCGAAGAGAGCGGGTTTTATCACATTCAACCAAACCTTGCGGATTGTACAACATAGGCGGCTTACTTCCAGTCGAACAGCCAGCACTAGAAAACACACAAACATCCTCATGCTCTTTTAGCGGCCTATGGCGAACGTCCTGAAATCCCGTTGACCTGCTTTTTTGCCACACCCAACAATACTTAAACATTCCAGTGTTGCTCATAATCAGCGCAGAAGTGAACGGCTGACTAGCCGTCATAACGATAGCTGATCGCGGTTTAGTGATACGCTTCAAATGAGTCCACATGGGTTCAAACGGTATTACCGAATCCCACTTACAGGCTGTGGTCCCATAAGGCGGATCAGCAAGGACCATATCAACCGATCCGTCTGGGATATCCGCCATCTTAATCAGACAGTCTGCGTTGTACAATTCGATCATCGAACTCTCCCAGTTGGTCCTAGTTTGTTAAAGCGATCCATGAACTCATTAAAGGCTCTGTCTGGAGTCCAGACTTCCTGGATCATCCATTCATTGTACAATGGCTCAAGCCCCAACTTACGCAACGAAGTTTTCATCTCATTAGACGCCAGAGATGCTACTTCAATGCGACGGGACAGGTGGTCTGCCTTATGCACTTCTTCTGGGAACGGGAATGTTACCCCCCAGTAGTGGCAGAACCGTTTAGCAATAGCGTTCTCGAACTCACGCCATACACCATTGCCTAGTAGGTTCAGTGCATTCTTGACTGGTGTACTAACGTCGCCACAGATTGCTTCATGCCCATCGTGCATTAGACCACAGTAAGAGCCTCCAAGGAGGTCACTGACTAGGCATGAATGCTGAGCGGTACTGTACTGTCCTAGATGACCGTTGAAGCTATTGACATTGCTGAGGCTATAAGCCACATCAGCGATTGCCATCTTCATTCGACCGCCTACGAGAGAGATTATAGAACCGGTACTCGTCCCGATTTGAAAGTAGAGCGGAGATGTATCGATGGATTGTAGTACGTCCTGCATTGGGCAGTTTCCGTAGTTTGCGAATGAACATTTCCTGTGTTGCTTCTGGATTCAGTCCGAGCATCTCACAGGCGTTGTTGAATGTAATCAGGGTTGCTGAAGTATCATCAGCAGAAGCCAGCCATTCGATAACATTGACCACAGGTCTAAGGAACTCTCTCACGCACTTCTGAGAAGGCTTGGTGTTAGAGAAGTAGTCCTTGTCTGCATTCTCAGCGAACCGGTCAATGTCATCTGATGCGTTCTTCAGGATGCCCGCCATGAGCATCTTGATAGGATCATCGACAAGTCGGCTGCTAGAACCGTGCTCCATTGTAGGCATCGTAGTCTTCCTGCTGTGATGTGAGGTAGAACCAGTTAAACCGATCTGCATCATCTAGGACTTCCTGTTGTAGAAGTCTTCTGATCTCTCGATCTAGTTTACTGGTCCTGTGGTCAGAGCGAATACCTTCGCTGATGATAACTTCTGCAATCATTTGATTTAATCTCGCATAACCAAAATGGTGTCACTGTCATTGATTGTCCAGTCTCGGTAGTAGTCTTCATAGCACGTGCCGTCACTACGAACTACAATGAATGTACCAATCTTCTCACGTTCATCCTCTGTGTAGTCGCCGTACCGAACTACACGTGGCTGATTCAACTTCGGCCTTACCCGATACTCAACATTGTCAGTATCTAAATCTGGCATACCCTCGAAATCAAACCATGCACCACCTTCGAGGCGGTACTGCATCGGTTTGTCATTGATGATTGCATCAATGATGCCAGCATCAACAAGTTGTTTGAGTTTGTCTTTGGTCATTTGTGTTATCCGTGAAGAAGGACTTGGATGAGTGTGAATGTATACCCTACAGTGGGTGGGTTAATGCACCCAGTGCTGAACAGGTAGGCAGCAAGACGCACATCCTTCGGCATCACTGGACAAAGATGCCCATAGAGTTCAATTTCCATCCCGGACCCTCCTGTCTTTGAAGTAACAGTTCCTGCCTCTAAGGTATCCGAGAACGCCTGAAGTCGCTCAATGATGATTTTTCCGATCCGTGACATTCTCACACCCCATGTGTTCGAACTCCCTTGGCTGATTGACTGTCTGGGAGAGTAGACAGGAAAGACTGGTCATGCTCCAGTTCGTGCTGCTCAGCCATGCACAGATCGATTTGCTACACGCTGGCTAGTCACCAGTTATCGCACCACCATCGACAAGGTTCGCTGGCCGAAGCCAGTTTGCGAATGATACCAAGTCAGAACGGACCTGTCAACCGTCCCAGATTGACCTGTACCGGACTGCCGTGTACCGAAAGCGAATGATACACATCCTTCAAACCACCTGTCAAGACCTGTGGTCAGGCAAATCCAAAATACTTGGCTGGTAGTGCTGGTGATCTTGACCACCTTGGCAACCTTGAAAGGTATCTTACACCTGTCAGACGCTCTAAAACGCTCTAGGAAGCCTCCAAATTGAGCGGGACGTGTCTAACCATTACCCGACCCTCCCAATGGCTTCCTGAGCGATCCTGTGCGATTTGGTGGGGTTTTGGAAGGTGGGCTTAGGTACAATTTCTGACCAGTCCGGCAGGAAGGTCGCTTTCCAGTACCCTGGTAGACCACAGTGGGTTACCCCTCCAAGAATTTCTGAAAGATTTTATCCTCATGTGGTCTATAGGGTTATGTCAATCCTGACCACATCTTGGTGAGATTTCCTCGAACACCGGTTCTTGACTTCCCGCGAAAGCATGTCATCTTGCGTGTACACTCGATTCTTAGATAGATAGATATACTTAGTACAAGTATTACTATGTAATACTTGTACAATACAAACTTACAAGGACAATATCTAACATTACGAAGTAATGTTAGATATTGGACGAGTAAGTTTGACAGGGAGAATTCTTTTTTGTTGTTACTGTAGACCAGTAACCAATTACTCACTTCGTTCGTAATTGGTTACGATATCTATCATTGTATGTAATACAATAGATAGATAAGATAAGTAATGTAGAATCATTTATGTAAGGTAGTACTGTAAAATGGGTATGTATATTACATACATACAATACATGATTACATAACTGAAGTACATAGATAAGTAATACAAAGTAGATGTCAATACTCTTTTATGTAGATAGAGTATTCATATCTGTTTTGCATAGGAAAAATAGTTACTAGGTAATCAAGTGGTCTACTAACACAAAAGAGGATGTTCAATGAAATGTCAGAAACTCATTTCTGAACTTGAACTGAATCTTGAATCAGTTGAAGTAGATTCTGAAAGTAGAGTAATCAAGAATGTATTACTCTGCGGCAACGAATCGAAAAATGGGTACAAGTACCCGCCAAGCTGTTTCAAGAACCAAGACCATGTGGTCAGCCTTTACGAAGGTAAGGCTGTCTGCATTGACCACAGCGATAAACCCATGAATCGCAAGATCAGGGACGTTGCTGGGTTCATCCAAAATGTTCGCCTTGTTGAAGGCAAGCCGTACGGAGACATCGCAATCGAAAGTGCCATCGATTGTGGAGTTGACTTACTGACCCTTGCTAAAAACAAGCGTAAGAACATCGGAATGTCTCATGTTGCGATGTGCAAAATGAGCAAGGATCGGCAGACTGTGGAATGCATCGAGCAGGTAGTTACCGTCGATGTGGTCTTTAGTCCAGCCACAACGAAAACTTTCTTTGAACAGGATCAGGGAATGGAACTTGAACAACTGAAGGCCGAGAACGATGTTCTCAAGGCACGAGTTGCAGTTCTTGAGTCTGACTTGACAAAAGCAACGGCCTCTGCCGAGACCTTTAAGTCTGAGAACACTAGCCTGCTGGGTGAAGTGACTAATCTCCGGACGGAAGTTGCTGACATCAAGCCCAGACTTGAGAGCTATGTAAAGGCTGAGCAGAAGCTCGCCGACGAGACTGCCGTCAAGAAGTTGCTGGAAGAAGCAGGACTGGACCTTAGCGACCCTGTGGTCGTTAGTGAACAGTTCATGGCTATGCTCCTCAACGCTTCACCGGATGCACGTACGCCTTTGATCGAAGATCGCAAGGCTGCTGTGAGTCGTGGTGGATCGGTAGCCACTGGGACTGTTCGTTCTCCGGAACGGACGGTCAAGACTGAAACAAAGGCAGAGGCATTTGATCCTCTTGCATACCTCGACAAGTTTGTCGGCTAATAGGAGATTTCAATGGCTCGTGCTATTCATCGCCTCGGTCCTGCGACCCTGAAGGACTACCCGGTAGATTCGTCTACTGTGGTCACCAAGGGTGATATGATGTTCCTGGATACCGATGACGTTAAACCAGCGGCATCGTTTACCTGGGACACGAATATCGCAACTACTCAGGCCGCGTTCAACAACGTGTTTGTTGGTATCGCTGCTGAAGGTCGTGCAAGCGGTGACGCTGCGACCACAATTGCAATTGATGTGAATCCCGCAGGTGTCTGGGAATACGATCAGGCGGCTGATGCTGTTCTGACCGGTGGTCTGATTGGACCTGCCAAGGCATCTGGTAACGCACTTGAAAACCAGAAGGTTGTCGAGTGTGCCGCAGCAGCCGCAATTGGTCGATGCCACGTTGGTGTCGGCTCTAGTGCCACTCGCATTCAGTGTACGTTCGGTTCTGCCCGTCATACGGCTAGTGCCAACGCTAACGCAGCCTTCGGTAGCTAATAGGAGATTAACGTGGTACGTCTTAACCAAGAGTTCTTCACTGGACTCACCAAAGATCGTCCGGTCGCTGAAGGCTATAAGAACGTCTTCATCACTCTGACCGAAGGTCTTAAATCGGGTAAGCTGAAGGCTGAGCACGCTGTGCCTAGCTTCCGTCAGCTTGGTCTGTGGCTCGGTGCCATTGATCCTAACGATGAAGCCGGATCGTGGAAGCGGGTCGCAGAAGAAGTGCGATTTGTGGACCACGAAGGTCTTGAGCCTCATCAGGTCAATGCTCGGGTCTTCACCGAATCCAACTTGGCTGTTCGGTCGCAGGCATTTGCAACTCTGACATCGACACTCATCGCCTCGAAGATGATCGATGCCTATGAGGCAGTGCCCAGCGTTGCCGACACGCTGATGACCATGATGCCTAACCAGAAGCTGCGTAATCAGCGGCTGGCAGGGCTGACCCACATTGCTGCTCCTGATGATGAAGTTCTGGAAGGTCACCCCTACCCAGAAACCGACTTCAGTGAGAAGTACGTGACCACTTCGGAAACGAAGCGTGGTCGCATCCTGCGTCTCACCGAAGAACTGATGATCTTCGATCAGACCGGTGAGTGCTACCGGCGTGCAGCACTCTTGGGACAGGCTCTCAAGAATGAGCAGGAACGGCGTAAGATTCGCCTGCTGATTGATGCTGATGCTGGTTCTAGTGTCTATGTCTATCGTCCAAGTGGTACGGGAGAGACCCTGTACAACACCGATGGTAGCAACCTGAACTACATCGGTTCGGGTGGGGTTACGAACTACAACTCGGCATCGCCGCTGGTTGACTGGACTGACCTCGACCTGGTTCGTAAGTACCGAGCAACGCAGGTTACCGATGACCGTATCGACGGCACTGCCCGTCCGATTGGCGGCATCAACAGCAACCTGACCCTGCTTGTGCCAGAAGGCAAGCGTGCTACGGCTAACACCATCGTCTATCCTTCTCAGGTTGGATACGAGCCGAGTTCTTCGGGCGGTGTTCATTTCCAGTATGCTCAGCCGGTGGCAGGCTTTGTGACCCGTGTGGTCTCCAGCCCGTTCATTGATGAAGTCAACGGCGATGATTACTACATCGGCGACTTCAACAAGCAGTTCATCTGGACTGAAATTTGGCCTCTGCGAACCGCTGTGCAGGGTCGTGACAGCGAGTCTGCGTTCAATCAGGACGTGATCTTCTCGGTCAAGGCAAGCTACTACGGTGGTCTGTCGGCAGTCGATTCGGTCTACGTCACCAAGGTTGACGGAGCTTAGTAGTAACTGAGTTAAGGGGTCACGGGCTGTGGCTCGTGGCCCCTATTTTTGTCTAGTTCTGGGGAGAACTGAATGTCACTGAAGATTGGTAACAAGACCCTTTCGAAAAAGAACACTCGCACTGTAACCTTCTATCGTGGTGAAGAAGCTATCAGTCTTGTGGTCGGACCACTGCCGCCTAAGTACATCGAGCGTTTGCGTAATGATGTGCTGCCTTGGCCTGAACCGCCTCGCAAGGCTGTTGAGACCAAGCCCGGTATCTTCCTTTACGAAGGTGAAGGTAAGAACCGCAAGGTAGTGTTCCAAGAAGATGACAAAGACCCGGCATACCGGGAAGCACTATCGCTGCTTTCAAAGCGATACACAGCAGCCAAGATTCTGGCCTACACTTCACACGATTCTTCCTTTAGCGTTGGCCCTGATAAGCCAACACAGAGTTACAAGGAAGACCCTGAAGCATGGCGGCAGTATCTCGATGTGGTCTATAGTGACCTGACAGATGAGACCACAGGTCTTACTGAAGCCGAGATCACACTGATCTTGGATGAAGGTGAGAAGACTGAACTCGCTGTCGACATTGATGAGGCCAAGCGGACTTTCTAGTTAAGCCATCAGGTGTACGCTCTGGTGAGCAGAGCAGCATCCTGGTGGATGAGAATGGTCAGCACTACGCTCGCTCAGAGGAGTATTACATTCTTCGGATTATCGAACGGATGGGATCACCGAAGGAACTCGTCGAGCATTTTGAGCAGTTCTATGATCTCGATGAAAATTGGGTCAGTCACTTGATGGCGTATGAGGTCATACGTCAGTCAGAAGAAGCAGTCTTTGCAGGAGTACGCTGATGCCTATAGTCAACTCGCTCAGTCAGATGGGTGATGGTACTCCGATTACGGAGGAGCAGATTCACTCGTTCTTGAACAAGCTCACACTAAAGTTGTTCAACCTGCTTCACGGCAACGGAGTAGAATCAGCAGTAGATTACGAAGAGTTCGGACCTACCGGGCACAGAGTGTACTTCTCTAACTCTATCAGAGAGATTCGAGAACTACATGCCTACTTCAGCAACCTACTGGCTAATCCAGAACTGCGTGGTGATTTCGGCTTCTACTTGACAGAAGCACAGCCAGTATCTCTTGTGGAGTGGGTGAATGATAACACGCGGCTTCAATAGGGCTATGGCTTTTGTATACAACGGTCAAGATGTAGAGGTGCGACTCCAGGGTGCTCAAACAATAGATTTCACCACCGCAGGAGCGTCGATCACCAGAACATATACCGGTGTTACAATCAAGTCACTGGTTGGACCAGAGGTAAAGGCTAAAGAAGGACACACACGAGAATTCGCCTTTCTAACTGCCGAATACCCAGAAAATCCACCACTGACGACCACAAGGGTTGTATTTGACAACCTGATCTATGAGATTTTTGACTACACGACAGACGGTGTGGTCACTAAGGTTTACACTAGGAGACCCTGATGCAGACTAACAAACTGTGGGGAGCATTGATCCTGACATTGGCTGTTACAATAGCAGTCATTGGATTGGTAGATGCTGGTGTATTCATAGGCTGGGGACTCCAGTCGACCTTATCCCAGCACGTTGCTGATGCAATGCACAGCAATGGTGGGGTATACATCTTCTTCATTGCATCTGCCTTTGTTGGTGGCATGCTGGCAACCCATTTTACCGGGTTTGGCATGGAGCACTCAGATGTGGTCGCATTGAAGAGGCGTATTGCTGAATTAGAAGCTCAACTCGACAAGGAGAAATAATGCCTTTTGTTAATCTGTCGGGTAAGCAAGATGCGGATGCAACATTGGCAGAATTGGCTGCGTGGGACTGGTCGAGCGGGGTGGAGGTGCCCACCTTCACTGCCGACGACACGCTTTCCATCCTGCGAGTCGGAACCAGTGCAAACAACTTGGTCCAACTGAACGGCTCAGGGGCGTTGCCTGCCGTTTCGGGAGCTAACCTGACAGACCTTCCGGGAGGAGCCAGTAGCCTAGATGGGCTATCCGATGTGACCATCACGGCAGCGGCTTCTGGTGAGTATCTGCGGTACAACGGAACGGCGTGGGTCGATGCAGTAATCGCAGCCGGCGACCTGCCATCAGCCATTGACCGCACGAAGATCGGCAACGGAATCGATGTGGTCGAGACGATTTGTTACAAGCAATCGTCGAGCGTCGATTACAACGGAACCAGTGCGTCATACACAATCGAACCAGCCGACTTGCAGATCACAATCCCTTCGACGGGCCTGTGGCAGATCAACGCCATCATCAATGTGCAGAAGGCGTCGACGGGTGCCCAAACCGGTGTACGATTGGCGATGGGCACAGCGGTCATCAGCGGCACAACAGGCTGGCCAGCGGGCGGGCACTTCTCCGCTGCGGTGACCGGAAACTGCACGATCACAACCGGCTCGCCGACGATTGTCTCCGGAGCCAGCCGTTCTCCAGGGTCGAATGACATTTGCTTTGCGATCACCTGGAATTTGAATGTCACGACAGCAGGGACGATTAAGTTCCAGATGATGGACGCAACCGCCACAGCGAACATTATCAAACTACTCAACACGTCCACTATTGTTGGACGGAGGTTAGCAGCATGATTGAACAGATTCGTAATCTGGCTAGACCTGCGTTTCTCCCTATGACAGAGCAGTTCGATGTATCGGCATGGGTCTCTTGTGATGTTGATGGTGACGGTACAGTTGATAAGGTTCGATTGAATCTAGAAGCATCACCACCGCATCTGGTATTTGAGTGTAGTGCTCAGGCAATTATTGACGGAACCGGTATCACTGTCCGAGATGCGGCAGAAAACGAACTGACAGCAATCCTAACTGGACTGCAAGCTAATCCACCAAAGCCGAAAGAATTGACTCCTCTAGAAGCTCTGGAGCGGTTCACTGAGCCGGAGCAGGATGTCATTGAAGCTCATGCCCCTCGGCTGGCTCGCAGGCTGTTCTCGGCAATCGCACCGATTGCATGGGAGACCTTTGCCGCGTCAGTGGCGGAACTACAAACAGGTGGGCTGCTCACACCCGAACAGGCGGAAAGGGTACTGTCCTAATGGCTACTCAAACAATTCTATTTCCATTCCTCACAGGCTCAACCCCTGTGGTCAGACTGTTCGCGGATGACGGTTCAGATACTATCCTTGATACCCCTTCTGCAACAGAAGCAACTAATCGAGACGGTGTTTTCAGTTTCACACAAACTGACAGAGCAGCAGGCACATACCTGATTACTGTAACAGGTGGGGACAACAATGCTGTATATGTGGTCACTTTAACACTGACCACAGCTACGTTCTGGGCTTATGAGCGGCCTACAATTGCTGAGCAGCAGGCAGGTCTTTTAACAACCAGCACGTTCAGTTCTACAGTTGAGACTATTCCAGAGTCAGTTGCAGACTACGTGTGGGATGATCTTGTTTCTAGCCACATTGCAGCAGGGTCTACTGGGGAGGCTCTTTACAGAACGCTTGCAATCAAGACCAAGACGGACAACCTTCCGTCTGATCCTGCTGACCAGTCTGCTGTTGAGGCAGCAATCACTGCGGCTACTTCTGGACTTGCTACAGCGTCTTCAATTGTATCGCTGACCACAAAGGTCGATACGCTCGATGACTATGTTGATACCGAAGTGGCAGCCATTAAGGCAAAGACAGACAACCTGCCTGCTGATCCAGCCGATGCTTCTGACATTGCAGCATCCTTTGTCACAGTCAACTCGAAACTTGATGCGATTGATGACTACGTTGATGCTGAGGTTGCTGCCATTAAGGTAGTAACCGACAGACTGTCTGGCATGTTGGTTCAGGATGGTTTGGTCTACCAGTACACCACAAACGCACTGGAGAATGCTCCAAGCGGCGGTGGAGGTGGTGGGACTACTACGATTGCTGTCTACCCGCTCAATGCCACGATGCCTGCTAGGGTCTATGACCTGAACCTGACGTTCTACAAGAATGAAGACGGTACGGTTGTTGGGCCTATTGCAGTCACGTCTCGCAATGCTGATGTGTTTGAACCTGTTGACCTGTCAGGTCGTACCCTCTCTGTTCGCTTTGTGGACTATGAGGGCACAGAACTCCTGACAGTTGCTGACTCGGACATCACGGTAAGCGGTGCTGATGACAATCAAATCAGTTTCCCTGTAACTACTGACCTTACAGGCTCTGTCACTGAACTGCCTCAAGATCAGTGGCACATCTGGACACTCCGCGATCTCACGAACGGCGATAACGTCCTGATTTCGGGTCGTGCTCGTGTTCTTCTTAGTTAAGGTGAACAATGGCTACAATTCGAATTCAAGGTGGTTGGTCCTCTAGTTCTGCTGCTAACCCAGGCATTACAAACATTGACCACACGTGGCTGACTTCTTACGGTTCTGATGACAGGTTTCACTCCATCGGGACCACAGAGGAGTCAATCACGTTTACGGACATTTCCGTGAATGGTTGGGTTAAACTCGAAAACACGGACGCAACTAATTACGTGCAGGTCGGCTTCTCAACAGGCGTTTACGGTATCAGGTTGAAGGCTGGCTTTTCTGCGGTCTTCTTTCTTGAACCGGGAGCAACCATCTACTTGAAAGCCAATACCGCCGCATGTCGAGTTAGGGCAAGTCATCTAGGAGCAGTGTGATGACTGTCAAATACAGCAAAGAAGAGATCAACTCGGACTTGATGGAGTTCCTTTGGGACGCTGCCGGAGAACTGACAGATACCTTCTTTAGCGTAGTTGACAGGGAGGCTCCTGTCGAAGACGGACACCTGCATGAGTCATTTGCAACGGCACTCGATGGGCTTATTCGATTTAAGCTCCTGCATGTTGCGGATACACAGGCTTCTATGTCGGTCAGAGGTTCTAACGACCCCGAGGCCAAACGGGGTGGAACAGGTGTGGCATCTAAATTCAAAACAGGTGTCACAGTCTTGGTCAGGAATGATCTTGGTTTTGTTGAGCGTTTGAATTCTGGTGGCACTCAGGAAGCAGACGTTACAGGGAATCAGGGTCGAAAAACAGAAGGGGCAGCGACCGTAGGTCAGCTATACGCTCCACGTTCCGAAGGCAGAGATGGAGTTCTGATGTGGATGGATGGCGGGACCAGACGCTACGCCAGAACACGGACCATCCAGCCTCACGGATTTTTTGATGCAGCCGAACAGGCTGTGGTCACTCTTGCAAAAGAAATGGGGTTTGCATAATGCCTACTGTCACTAACGTAGCCCGTAACATTCAAAACGGGTCTCTTGTGATTAAGGACGGATCGGCTACACCGAAGTCTTGTACTGTAGCTTGCTCCGGTAATCTGAAGTGGTCTGAATCACGCACAATGGTTGAAGTCCTTTGTCGTGGTTCGGTTGACCACAGACGAGAAGGTAACACTGTCGGTTTTACGGTTAGCTTCGATGCCGCTTGGTATCAGCTTATCTCTAAGACCGCCAACTCTGGCGATGCTGTGTCTGTCTACGAAATTCTGTCTAATCCGGGGTCGTACTTCACGTCGACTGAGGATGGGGCTTACTGTCTTGATATCGAATTCACTGTTGCCGATCCAAACACCACGAACGGCAACGATGAAAAGATTACCTTCCCGGATGTGTTCATTGAGAAGGTGGACTGCTCGGAAGGCGAAGACAAGAACATGATCTCGTTCTCTGGACGCGGTAAGGTTCGTGCCCCAACCATCACTCGTGTGTAGTATACTTCGGTTCTCCCGCCCGGTATGTCCAGTCGGGCATACCGGGTTTTCTTTTTAGCTGGAGAGGCTTAGATGAGTAAGAAGTTTGAGTATGAACTGACTCTACGGCTGGA